ACTGTGAATTTTCCAGTCATTGGAGCGATACCCCCTTCAGAATAACCAAGAAACCCTACGTAAGTTGCAATATTATCATCATTCACATTAGCAACAGTTTGATACCAAGCACCTATTCTTAGACTCGTATTTATAGTAAAACTCCCCATTCTGCCAAGGCATAAATTTCCCTGTACAGGCACACCTTCAAAATGATAGAGTAATTTCAAATTTGGTGAATAAGCAGTATATCCAGAGGTGTCAATATTAACAGAGCAAGAAGTATCACTAATTATTTGCATAACTTCTGCTGTTGTTTCTTCCACAAGTTCTATCATTCCATTAACAGCTACATTATGAAACAGAACTTTATCCCCGACTGTAAGATTGTGTCTCGACTGCGAGATTATATTAGCTTTTTCTGCTAATGAAATACTGGAGATTATTATCTTATTTTGATTATCCCTTGCAGCATCACACCAAATCTCAAGGGCTTCAAAAGCAGGCAAGTCAAGTTTGGCATCCGCATAAGCCTCGTGCCTATCGTCAGCATAAGAATTACCTGGATCAGTATATGCAGCAATTGGCTCTATTATTGTATCGTCAGGGGTATCATTTGGAGCGGCAGAGAAAATATTATTTTGAACTATTCTGAGATGGTCAATATGCCCATCAAACCAATTAGAATCACCCCCTTTTTGCCCAATAAATAAATCACCCAACACTATACCACAATCGCCTTCTACCATCAAATCATAACCAACTTGAATTCCATCTACATATAAACCTATATCAGCACCAACTTTACAAAGAGATATATGGTGCCAATCATTATCTGTAATTTCACCCACCGATGTTATTTCTATCTTGTTAACTCCACCAATAATATTTCGAACTTGAAAACCATCACCATGCACATGTATTATATACCATCTATTATCAGCATCTTCATATTGGTCAACAAGATGTTCATTGCCATCATGGTCACCAAACTTTGCAAAAAGGTCAATAGTCCAATTTTCGTTTATGTTATGGCATATATTAAAAGAACGTCCATCATTTGCTATTTGTAAATCACTATCCGTACCATCAAGTAATAAAGAAGCAGTATCAAATTTTTTCTCTGCCGTATCCAATTCGGCAGCACCACCAAAGACTATACTATGCCCCTTTGGAGATTCATCAATTGTTTCTGTTGCTGCATCATCCCCTTCAAAATTCAACATCAATTTCAAATCTAACCAAGGTGAATGAGTACCGGTGAAAACCGGTTGGCTTAGAACGTCGTAGATAACCCATGCAAAACTATTATTATACTCAATATTCCAAGTCCCATCATAAACTCTGACATAACGACCAAGACATTGAGCGGAAAATCTTAAAGAACCGGAAAGCTGATTTGTAGCAAGAGCATTAACTCCTACGCTTGCTAACATTGGGTGGGTGAAAGCTTCGTGGGTTATCTCTCTAACAGTATCAAGATAAAGAATATCACCCCAAAGAGCACTATTCTTATCCTCTGTGTTTTTAGTCAATCTTACTTGATATTTTTCCCCTCTGGTAGTAACAAGAGTTCCAGCCGTATCGTAAGACCTTATGACGGGAGTATTGAGAGCGGCGGTAATATCTTCGGTAATTAAAGTCATCCAGGTACTCGCTGTTGCTTTTTTAACCTCTAAAGTTATATTAACGGTATGATTTGCAAGGGCTGCCTCTGTACCATTATACAAACCTCCTGGAAAACTAACATCAATTTGCAATGAATCAAAAGAAAGTCCCAATGTCTCATGTATTTTTGCCCCTTTAGTATTCGTAACTCTAATATAAGGACTTGTTTCAAAATGGCATTTTGGTATCCAACCGACTGCCTCTTGATTCTCATCTCCGTAACGAGCGGAATAATAAGCATCTGGAAAATTAGTAGCAACATCCTGGTCATTTAATTTGAAAGTTCCATCAATTACAGGTGTATGCAGTGGCCCTTCTCCTATTCCAATATTTGCATATAAAGTTTGTAAATTTGTAGTACTTCCCGTTACCTGGCGAAATCCTTCAAACAGATTCCCTTCATATTTAATTTTGCCATATACTCGTGGAACTCTCAAGCCTTGTTTTTGTGTTGTTATTGGATTCCATCCATAAGCCTGTGAATACTCATCTACATTTACAATAGTAGCACTTGGAAGTGAGGGACGGGAACCAAGTGTGCTGATTAACATTCCCCCGCCAACAAATACTGCCGTACTTAATATAAATGTTGTTGTGGGGCCTAACACACCATAAGCTCCAGTCATACCAGGCCCAGCTATTAGGTATAAACCAACGACAGCAGCAGCCTTAACTATATCGTCATCACCTACCATCGGCATATAAAGTAAATAATCGTTAGCATGAATAATATCATTACTTTGTTTTTCAAAAGGAATAATCTTACCCATCCTGCTAACAATTACTTTTTCAGTTGGATGGATTATTTTTTTGACTTGTGGAAGGGTACGAACCAAATCAATGGGTATTCCAGTCGGAATATCCACGACTTCTTTTATTGTAAAATCCAAAGGATGTTTAATCACTACCAGTTTCGGCATATTCGTAATACCCTTCTATGGGATTAGAAACATCTGAAATTCTTTGCTTGCAAACAGTAATACCTCTCCTTATATGAATATATTGTTTACAACTTGGCAGAACTGTTCCTATATGCCAACCTCTTTTTGCCTTGAACAACACCATACAAAATGGTTTTGGCTTTTCCAATTTAATAAATTTATTTTCAAAACTTCGCAGCATCAATGTTGAAAGCCAAGCCATTTTTAACCAGTTATCAAAATGAACGGAGGGTTTCCCAATGTGTTTACAACAGATTTCGTGCAAACCATAACAATCATATTCATCAGGGCCGCGACCACCTTTTTTGAAAGCTTTGCCTAATAAGAAATCGAAAATGGAATCATTATAAACATCAGACAAAAGAAACCCCTCCTGCTTGCAAGGCGATAAAATTACCGAACCTTGCAGTATTATCATAAGCGAGACATGCTGCTAAAGTTTTATCACAAGTTGTTTCTGTACCAACATAGCCGCAACGAGCTTCCTTGAAAATAAATCTGCAAATAATTCCACCATATTCATAAAGTGGACATAACCTATTCAATGGATTGGGGGCACCGAGATGGAAATTCACCCAGTTCTCATCGGCATCACATTTAACAACATCAGTCTCCATCTCCAATTCACTGTAATCCTCGCTAAGATGTCCCGAATTGACATAGGTAATTAAAACAGTGGCACCTTCACAACCGCTCTGATCTCTTGCATATCCCTGCATAATACGACCGGCATTGGAAACACTCAATGTGGTTGTTGGTAAAATACCTTCCACTGAACTTTCAACAGGAGTCATTTTGAAATCCGTAGCAAGATGTCTATTCCCATCATAAAGAATTGCCTCTGTGTTTTTAACAAAGTACAATACAGTAGAATCGACCAAGGTTATCTTCAGAAACACAAGCCAGGCATTTCCTGAATCTTTCTTGTTCTTTTCAGTTTTTAACGCTTGTGATAAGGTCAGCATTTTTAGTATAAGAATCCGAATAAATAAAGGGTATTTGTAGCACCACCAGCATGATTAGTAACTTCGATTTCAATTGAAGTTCCAGCCTCATAAGACTTACCAAGCAATACATTAGCTGCCGGAATTGGTTGTAAAATACAGCAGTCATATTGAGCTTGAATAAGTCCAAGGTCTGTAACTGCTAAGAAATCAGTAGTTGCTGCATTCTGTCCTATTTGAACATCAGTTGTGCTCGCATCTGCACTAAGTACCAAAATAGCCATTACAAGTACACAACGCTTTCCTTCTGGCACAACATATATTTCTGTGGTAGTGGATGCTGCCAATGAAACTGTGGTTGTGCTAAGCAATGCAATTCCTTTTTCCTTCATATCTGCCATTTTTATTTCTCCTAATAATCAGTCCAATAAACAACTTCATTTTCATAAACAACAACTTCATTTTCCCAAGTAACTATATTACTCGCTTTAGTTTTATGATTATCAACTTCGACAGTTGAAAAAGCTGTAGCATCTTTTTTGGGTGTAGAAACGTCACTTGCCATAATATTCTCCTATGTATAATACCATTCGATAATTAGTGTAAAAGCCGGTAAATTCGCTATCATCCCTTGCGTAACTGATAACATCAAATGTTCACCAGCAGATAAAGAGTTATTTGATAATGTTCCCAAATCTCCGTAATCGCTGGTTGGTGGCTGTGGGTCTGCATCGTATATTTTAGTTACCAAGGCATTGGAAGCGTCATCTTCTATTAGAATAACAATTGTATTAGAATCATCAACTCCTGCTGGTGCTCCTTGAGTTAAAATACCAATACTATTTATTGTAACAGCTTCAGGATTAGCAAAAATAGGGCGATTCGTTATGTCTGCTCCTGCTGCTAAATCTTCCACAAAAATTTCTGATGTTCTCATTTTCGATACCTGCTTTCCAAAAAATTCTATACTTGCCTGCCATCTTGAAATAAATCTGGGTTCCACTATTATTTCAATCGGCTTTGTATAGCGAACCTCCCAATCCAATCCAGTCTGCTTCATTCTAAAAGTAAATATGGAAGCACCAATCACTACATGTTTTTGATGGTCTTCAATTAACGCCTTATCATCATCCGTCATAAAATTATATTTGAAACTGAATAACTTTATCAGTGCCGTATAACGTGCCCTTGTTTTAATATCACCAGAAGCCATCTCGGTTCTGATTGTGGGATCGGACACAAGAGTCTCCTTCCATGTCCTCGGATTAGGGGTAACGCTTAATAAAGCTGTCGGAAAAGGTTTTGACATAGTTTATCTCTTTCCGAATCTACTTTGAAGGGCTTGAGCATAAGGCCCATTTCTCTCATTCAAATCTTTTAGCATAATATTAACAATATAACCATCCGTATCTGCACGCTGTTCTGTCTCAGCACCGAATTGTGTCCCAGGTGGATTCATAATATTCACGGTGATATTGGGAGCAAAACCTCCCTCTTTACCGATACCTGAGTAAGTCTCCCCTTTATGTACAACGGCTAATCCTGTTTTCGTAATCTCCCCACCGTGTTGTGCTGTCGGTAGCGGTAAACCCATTATTCCGTAAGCTATCGGTTCTGCGACAGCTTTGTACATGATTATTTGTGAAATCATACGAGTAAGGTCTCGTGCCATATCCTTCATTGTATCCCAGAACTTTTTGCCCTCAAACATCATCTGGTCAAAGGCATTTGAAAACGAGCTCGCCATAGATAGAGCTATATCTTCGGCAATTCTTTTACGCCTTTCTGCTGATTGTGCTGCTGCCTCTTCCGCAGCAATAATCGGTGCACGCATTGCGTGATAGGCCTTCGCTTCTTGTTCGAGCCACATATCTGTCCATATTTTATCTATTTCTTTTATGGCCTTATCTTCAGCCTCAATTCTCTTAACTGAGGAATCGACAGACCTTTGAACCTCGGAATCCATTCTCTTCAAATAATCTAATGCCGATTGTATGGATTGTCTCTCCCTCTCCTCTGCCATTGATATTTCAATTTCATGAAATTCTTTAGCAGCTTTCATTAAAGCTTCCTGCTCTTCGGCTCGTTTCTTATAGGCATACATCCAAGGAGGTGCAATTCTTCCAGCTTCTTCTATTGTCCTTATACCCGCACCTATTTTTTCTGGATGTTCTATATACCATTCTTTCGGTGGCAAGACTGGCTTTCCAAAAGGTGTTTCTCGTGGTGCTCTTCGTTCCTTAAGTTTTTTATCCAAGTATTCTATAGCCTCCACCATCGCTGCTAAACCTTCAACTTGAGATTGGATAAATTCCTGAAATGCACCTCCCTTTTGTACAGATTCGGTCAAGGATTTCCCCAAATCCTTTATTGCTGGAAGTAAAGACATTCCCAATCTCTCAGCAACATCACCCATTGCATTCCACATTTTCCGTAGTTCACCAGAAGTCGTTTTTGCTCTTTCCTCTGCAAGCTTAAAACCAGCGGCGGCAAACTCAGTAATAATTTTCAATTGTTCAGTCTCATCTGTTGTAGAGCGTAAAGCGGGAATATATCTACGAAGCATTGTAAATTCACCTTGTTGGGCAAGGGCTATATACATCGACATTGAACGGATGTCCCTACCCGTAGCTGTTGCAAGACCAATCGCTTGTTTGGCAGCTTCCTTTAATTTACTTGCTGTAACACCAAGGCTTTTTTGGAGCTGCATTAAAGCAAGAACTTCTTCATCGCCATAAATAGTTGCTCGTTGAATGCCTGCGGCAAAAGCTTCAAAATCTTTTTGTAATTCCTTCGTCCATTCGCCACTAATTTTCAAGGCCGCTGCAAGTAAAAATTGAGCATCCTCTTGTTTCATTGCTGCCTTAGTTGCAAGAACAAGACCTGCTATAATTGCAGCACCTGCAATTTTAGCAGATCTGCCCATTTTATTCCAGGCAGCTTTGAAAGAAGTTGCCATCTTGCTGAAAGATGTTTTAATCTTATCTACAGTTCGGGTAACAGCACTTCGAGCTTTTGCAAGTTGTGTTGGTAACTTACTATCATCAACCTTTATATCAACTGATGCAGTTAAGAAATTCATTTGGTCAATTCTCTTTCAATTTGAAAACAATTCAAAACTGATTCAAAAACATCTTTAACC